CTAACCAGATCTCTCCAGTTACAGGATTTTCTAGTGTGCCAGGATTATTATAATCAAAAAGAGATTCTGATATATCCTTTGCAAGTGTAGAATAAATTCTACTTTCTAGGTTTCTTAAGAATTTAGCGAGAGTTGTATTATCTGCTTCTCTCTGGGCTTCATCTAATGCATCTTGGGCTTTTTGATATAAAGCTTCTTTTCTTGTTCTTTCCTGCTCGTCAATAGTTAAATAGTGTGCGGATTGATTAATCCCACTAAAACTAGGGTTGCCGAATTTATGCACTAGTTCGCTTGCATTTAAATCTGAAGCTATTGCTATAAAGCTTAAGACTATTAGTGCTGCAATTACACTGTTTGAAATTCTATTATTTATTTTTCTTTCGTTCATTTTCTTTTAACTGTAAAACTGTATCCAGTTTCTTTTGCAGTCGTATCATGTCATTATCCAACATCCTTATCTGGTCGATAAGTGATAATATGGTAATTTTCATTTCTTCGATTGCTGGGTCTATCTTTTCGGTTACTGTAGTCCATACAAAGTAGACGAAATATCCAAGTCCGACCATTGCAACAACTGGAAATCCAAATTGTTGAATTGCATCAATTACCTCTTGCATTAATCCTTTTTTCTCCACCAGTAGTCATCTATCCAGCTTTTACACCAGTAAACAATTCCTACATAAATAGTAAAGATTAAACCATCATAATAACTTAAATCATTCCATAAACCTGTTATATCCATTAGTCTCTCCTTGCGTCTATACTACCTGATTCTACAAAATTCTCTGCTCTTGCTATTTTATCTAAGTCTGGTGTAAGTCCAAGAGCTGAACTTACGCTCATATCTATTTTAATCATATCATTATTCATAACTTTGATACGAGTGATTAACATTTTAGAGATTCCTCGAACTTCTTCTGTATCTCCAACAACATCATCCATAATCTTTCTTATGATGAGAAATATAAAACCACCCATAAATATTGCTGCTGCAATGGGTGCTCCAACTTGTCCTATGATATCAAATACTTCGCTCATAAATACTTAATAATCTCCTGATTGATTGCCATGCAACCAAACATTCCGAAAAGAACAGTAACCTGTATAATACTTGCATAAGTAATCTGTCTCATCGGATGCATTTCTGTTAGCTTTTCTATTACACTCTCGTTTGGTGATAGATTAACTATTTGTAATAACTTTTTATCTTTAGAATCCAACGCTTTCTCCACATCCACATCTGTAAGTTTCTTTTGGGTTATGAAATACAAATTGCTCATTTAACCCGTTTGTTTCCCAATGTATTGTCATACCTTCTAAGTATGAAGCCGACATTGGATCGACTCTAAATTTTATATTACCCCAATCAATGATAATATCATCTTCGTAGACCGTACTATTATAAGCAAAAAGATACTCCATACCACCGCAGCCGCCCCCAGTAACACCAAGTCGAAAAACATGGTTCTCCTCAGAGCTCGCCTTTTGTATGAGTTTAGTATATGCTTCATTAGTCACCTCTATCATGCTTTGCTTTCCTTGGTATTATTTTTGTTTTGTCTTTGTGTACTTGAGTAGCACCGTGCTTAGGGGTTTTCTTACGACCAAATATCTTTTGCCAGTTATCTTCAAACTGTTCTTGACTTATTACCTTTGGTCTTCTTTTGCTTCCTTTTCCCATTTTCTATCATTTTTACGACTTTATTTATTCTGCCGCTTTTCATAAGTTTGTGTATTTTTCTGAACATTTATCCTCCCAGTTCTGAATAGCCTTTCTGATTGAATCTTCGGCTAGAACTGAGCAGTGAAGTTTAATAGGAGGTAATTGAAGTGCTTCTGCGATATCTCTATCTTTTATTAATTTAGCTTCTTCTATTGTCCGTCCTTTTAACATTTCTACAAACATTGTACTAGATGCTATGGCTGATCCGCAACCATAAGTTTTGAACTTAACATCAATAATCTTGTCGTTTTCGTCCATTTTTAATTGTAATTTCATGACATCACCACAAGCGGGTGCACCTGTCATTCCTGTAGCTACATCGGGGTCGTTCGGGTCAAAACGTCCTACGCTAAATTGCTTAGGGCTATTTAGTACTCCTTCGAATCTTTCTACAACTTCTTTACTGTACGCCAATTTTCTTTATCCCGAATACATAGTTTTCAGCTGCATTTTCTGCATACATCTCACTATGTCCTTTATAGTATTCTTCTTTTACTGGTATGCCATTTCTGAACATTTTTATACCCCAGTTACCATTTTTATAAATAGTATCAGCTCGAAGCTCTCCTACTACATATGTTGATATTGCATCCATATCGTACTCCTATTTTAATAATTTCTCCATAAGTTTTCCATAATTACCCTGTCCAAAGGGTAGCTCATTAATCTGTACGTTTGTCTGGCTTTTTATATTTGCGGTTTTTGCCTTTTCTAGTTCTGCCATAGCTTTGATTTCATCCATGCGCATCTTGTGCGCCATCTGTACTAAATCCGCTAGGTCTTTGTTTGAATATATTTGACTCTCTTCTGCTTCTTCTAGCTTTCTGTCAATAATGTCGTCAAGTGTGTTTGCTAATTTAAATCTATTTCTGTAACCAGTATCTAGATACACTTGATCGATGTACGCCTTAATTTCTCGTTTGCCTAAGTATTCTTGCACTGTATTTTCATCCAGTCGCATTCTTGCGCACACGGCTTGTATGTTTCCTAATTCTAGATAGTTATTTGCAATTTCTAATCCTTCTGGACTCATCTTGGTTACGATTTCATTTTTCATACTTGAATTATATCAAATTTTAATGCTCGTGTCAAGAAGTATTTTTGGAAGCATCGTCACGATGGGTTGTTCGCGTTAATTTATAAGTTCCGAAATTTTTCAAAGTAGTACATGTAAAGGGGTGAGAGCGACACAGGGTTAGCATGGTCTACTAACCCCCCTCCTATTTAGAATAAATCTAACTGCCTTTCGTTGAAGCTACCAAATGGCGACTCTTGAAGGCTGACTATCTGACATCTATTATCAAACCTTTTTTTCTGCTCTTCGCAAATTTCGTTAGATATTCTTTTTGCGTCCTCGTCAGACTCACACCAAATATTTAAACTTAATTCTACTCTGTATCTATTATCACTCATAATTAAACTCCTTTTAATAAAATAATTATAACACTAATCCCAATCATAAACAACACTAATCCCAACTTTTGTGAAAATTCCATTTTCTTTTTCTCCTTATATTAAAATGATTAAACTAACTAAAGGGATAACAATCCAAATAATTATATCTGTTATTAAAGAATATCTAAAATAGATTTTCTTTCCAAATTCGGTGGCGACTGTTTCGCTACCTTTCTCAAATTCAATCCCTTCTTTTTCTAGGATTTCACAAGCACTCTCAAACGCTTTGACATCTTCGGCATTGCTTGGATTAAATTTGGTTTTAATCGTTAATTGCTTTTTAAATATTTTCGTTTTCATAATTTAATTATACTCCTTTTTAAATTTTGTTTCAACTTTTTCTTTTTTAAAAACTTGAACATGGTTTAAAATTTGTTAATAAACAAATTTTAAACCACGCACGCTGTTTTGTCAACTTTTGTGACAAATTATTTTTGCCATTTCCCATATCATATTTTCAGGAAAATGTCAAATTTTGTGACAAATTTTTTTGGCAACTTTTGACAAATGTTTTGCAAACTTTAATGAAAAGATTTATACTATTTATATTGTTAATTAATTGGAGAAAACAAAATGCACGATAAACTTTATATGCACTTGCTGAAAGCGAAACATCAAGCCGAAAGGGATAGACTAGAGGTTAAACAAAAACTAGACCTATTCAGAAAAGCTAATAGAAATGTTAAACTAACTAAAGCAATCGGCTCTGAATATAAACAATTCGAGAAACAGATTAATCAATTCAATGGATTAATTCGTTCTCTAAAACAGAAACTCAGAAATGGGTAAATGGTTAAAGGGGCTAACCATTAGCAATAGCCCCATTAATAATAGGAATATTATGAAAGAAGAAAAAGAGTTTTCCAAACTCACCAAAAATGGAATGGAAGATAAAATTGCTAAAGCAACAGGATTAAAACTGACTGCTCTAGCAAGGGCAAATTCCAGCGATATTATTGCTCTAGCTAAATACATTCAAGAGAATGTTAAGGGCATTAAAATAGAGGGGTTAAAATAATGTCGCCTAGAACGAATACAACGCATACTATTGTATGCGTTGTAGATACTGAAACTACCTTTATCAACGAAACGCCACGAATGGTTTATCACTTCGGGGCGACTTTCGGAGATATAGAACAAGAAAATTCTTTTAATGTTGTTAAAATGGATTACTATGTAAAAGAAGTTATTGAAGATTTATCTTTATTTTTACATCAAAATAGAGAGGGGCATAATTTCGGTTATAATAAATCTATGGCTAGAGCATTAAAAGACGCTATCAGAAATCCACATAAGGTTAAAAGATGGAAAGATATTATCAAAGAATGGCAAGATTATTTACACGCTATGAATGTGCAATATTTAACATCTTATAATTTTAATTTTGATATTGGAACTGATAGCTCAGAAATTGCCACCATTAGAAAGACACATCAACAATTAACAGACAAGACTTTTTTCTTGCCTAGAAATATTGATTATGTTTGTTTAATGGATATTGGGGCAACTTTATTTATGAATAGAAATTATCTAGCATGGATAAATAATTTATCAGAAGATGAAAAAGGGCAAATGACAACTGAAAAAGGAAATATATCTTATTCGGCTCAATCTTGCATGAGATACATAAATCGAGATTTATGGTATCAAGAGCAACACACAGCATTGAGAGATAGTTTATTAGAATTTCAGCTATTTGCTCATTTTTGGAAAAGGTGGAAAAGCATTATTAAAAAAGAATTTGTTAATAATGTAAATACACCTTCTTGGCAACATCTTAAAAAGGGTTATTCGGCAACGAAAAAACGCCAATTAAGAAAAGGCAAGATGATAAAAAAGAATTTAACTAAAGAAATAAAACAAGTCGAATTAAATTTACAAGGGGGTAAATAATGGCTAAACAATTAGAATTAGATTTTAACGAAAAAAGCGAAACACTTAAAAAACTAGAAAAGGAAATCCCAGACTTTAAAAGGAATGGATTTCAAACGAGAGAAGAATTTTTAAAAGCTAAATCATGGGATAGAGCATTTAGACATTACGAGCAAAATAACAGGGGGCAAAAATGAGGTATATGTCAGAATACGAAAGACACGAAATCAAATTAAGAAAAATTAAAAATTGGTTGACTGTTTTAGCTATGCTTTTAATATTTATTGGGTTGCAAGGGTTTTTGCCCTTGCCACGCCTAGAGTCAACATTTTTTATATTTACAGGCAACGCTTGTATTTTTTGGGTGGCTCTTGTAGATGAAGATAAGAGATTATTTCTCTTTACTCTTTTAATGATAATTGCACAAATTTCAAGGATATACTATGCAACATAAAACAAAATTTTGCGATAGACTTTATAATCTAAATCCTAAAATTAGAATTTATGATTTAGATGGCACGATTATAGATAGTAGCCACCGAGCAAGGCACGACCAAAATGGAAAATTGGATCTAGACCATTGGAAAAGAAACAATACTAAAGAGCAAATTTTTCAAGATGAGTTATTGCCTATGTTTTGGCAACTTGTAGCCGACTACAAGAATGGCGATTATATTATTTTATGCACAGCTAGAGAAATGGGAAAATGGGATTATGAATATCTTGCCTTAATGGGTATTTATTACGATAAGATTTTATCAAGACCAACAGGCGAAAATACTGCCGATTGGAAATTAAAAAGAAGATTATTAAATCCATTTTTCAATTTGAAACCATTTCAGAAAATAGAAAAATATTTCTATGATGATAACAATTCAAATCTGTTAGCCATTGGCGATATGGGGGCGACTTGTTGCAACGCTAGAGAATGGAATAAAAATTTTAGATAGGATTTAAAAGGGGTTAATTTTATCTAGGATAAGGGGCGAGAAATCGCCCCATTTTTTTTTCAATTTTGAACTTTTTTCAAACCGAGAAAATCCACAGAAACTCAATTCCGATTTTTGAAATTTAAAAACTTGACATGGTTTATAATTTCATACTGAAATTATAAACCACGCTCTCTGTTTTGTCAAATTTTGTGACAACTTTTTTCGGGGTTTTCCTAACACGAAATGGCGAAAAAGTCAAGAAAAATCTTTATAATTAATTTTAATTTATTTTAAAATAATTGTTGACATGGGGGCTCAAATCGGCGATAATATTTATATTGATTGAGAGGGAAACAACCGAAAGGAAACGAACTCGCAGACTGGGAAACTGGGCAACCGACACCCCACGACACGAACTCGCAGAACTTCAACCACCTCAAACCTAGAACTCGCTGAGAACTAGGACTGGGAATGAACTCAATATCAATACGGTGGCTAGAGGGCTCATACTGAGATTATATCAAAGATTGCTGAACTCTGCCACCACTTTTTTTCGTCAATTAATTTTGAGGGGTCGCCCCTGCCTGACTGTTTTGTCAATGCCCCAACCCACCCTGCGCCGCAGTGCAGTTTCGAAGCGATGCAGTGCAGTACCGATGTGAAGCCGACTTATCCACAGGATATCCACAAGTCTTTGCGGGGACGGCCTCCCGCCCACCCGTATAGTATACCACACTTTGGGGAGATTGTCAAGAACTTTTTGAAAATAAAAAAAACCCGACTTGTGTCGGGTTCTGATAATCGGAACACCCGTCCCGTGCCAATAGGGACTGATGTCTAGCGTTGAGGGACAAACACGCTTACTGTTCGGTGGTTAGGAACAAATGTTGATTAATCTTTTGATTGTTTCTGCATTGGCTCTTTCAAGCGAATTTAGGAAACCTTTGTCAACTTTGATAACTTGCTCCAACTCTGCAACTAATGTTGCTTTTGTTTTTACGACTTTTTTCACTTTTGCTTTTTCCATTTTTTTCTCCTTAATATGAAAATAATTATATCCGAAGTCAGCAAGGGGGTCAATAGGAATTTAGCAGAAACTAGCAGAAATTTAAAATTGTAAATGCGCGTGGTTGCGGGGATTGAGCAAGTCGCAGCAGCGCTTGCGCCAAACCCGCAGTGCAGTTTCGAAACGAAGTGTGCAAACGAAGTGTCAAAGCGATGTGCTGGTTTGCGCTAGTCTATTATAAGGTTATTAATAGTATATCACAGATTTGGGCGGGTGTCAAGAGAAATTATGAGAAATTTGCGTTTTTTGCGACAATTCGCAACGGAGGTTGGTGGTTTCGCGTCCCGCCCCCCGAAGTAACGATTCGATTTTTTATAATAAATGCACATTTTTTGTTGACATACCTACCCAATGCGAGTATAATATACACATATTTAGGAGAAAACAAAATGACACCAATGACATTACAGCAAATAGAACTAAACAAGATAGTGGAGAACGATTTTGGAAGAGTTGCTGTAATATTAGAAGGTCGTGATACAGCAGGTAAAACAGGCACAATTCGTGAACTAACACATTACCTACCAGTATCAAAGTTCTCAGTATCGCTTTCATCAATGCCAAGCGAATGGGATATGGCAAACTGGTTGGAGTCATGGGAGAAGAAAATGCCAAGTGATAACCAAATCGTATTCTATGACAGAAGTTGGTATAGCAGAGCGATGGTTCAAAGACTAAACGGATGGTGCAGTGAAGAACAATACAACGAGTTCAATTCACAAGTGCTAAACTGGGAAGCAAGGCAGAATGTGCAGTTCATCAAAATCTGGTTAAGTATATCAGAAAGTGAACAGGAACGACGCATCGGTATCAGAAAAGACAGTCCACTAACAAGTTGGAAGTTCTCACCGAACGATGCGCTTTCACTCAGCAAGTATGACCAAATGAGTGTGCTAAAGGAGAGAGTGTTCACAACACTTGGGGATTGGCACTCAATAGACTGCAATGTAAAAGCAGATGGCAGACTTGGTGTTATCGAAAAGATAGTAGAGTTATTAAAATAATTCAAAGTTTTTCTTGACTCTACTAATCACTCCGAGTATAATATATGTATCAAAAGGAGAAAGAAAATGAAACAATCAAATACACTAAAGTTTTTTCATAAAATCCTTGACATAAGTAATGAAATCGGATATAATATATCCATATTAAAAAATAAAATACAATTTGGGAGAATTGATATGGCAAACGCTAAAAATTATACAGACGAAATGGTTGCTCAAATGACAGAGCAATACCAAGCAAATCCTACAAGGGAAACAGTAGATGAACTTGCAAACACTTTAGGCAAAACAACTAGAAGTATCATTGCAAAGTTAAGCAGAGAAGGAGTATACATTGCTCAACCAAGAACTACAAAATCTGGCGAACCAGTAGTAGCAAAGGCAGAACTTGTATCTCAAATCGAGGCACACTTTGGAATTGAACTACCTACACTTGTCAAAGCAGGTAAGCAAGACCTACAGAGATTGGTTGACACAATCGCACAATAATTGTCAAGGAGTGGTTGACCTAATCAACCCATTTTAAACTAGGGAGTTCAAAGTCGATAAGTGTCTACGGAAGCACGCCCAAAGGGAAGTGGCAAGTTCAACTCTTGCATCTACTTTGAGAAAGTTAATTCAAATCTAACACCTAGTTTAAAGTGAAGTTTCAGTAAGAAAATCAAAGTTTTTATTGACAAATGGTTAAAAAGTGGATATAATATATGTATATTCAGAAAATAAAAAACCAAGTGATAAAACGAAGTATCACACCCGTTGGGACTGAGTTGAAATTTTAACTACCAAGTAGTAAAAAAATCAAAATTCTTCTTGACAAATGGTTGAAAAGTAGATATAATATACTTATATTCTGAAAAGAAACAAAACAAAGGAAGATTCAACGCCTTAAAGGTTGAATTACAGAACGGCAATGCTCAGAAAAGACTGCCAAGTGAGGCATCACATAAAACATCGCCGTATGCTCTTTAGATATTTTGAGAACGCGTTAACCGAGAATAATATCTGCGTTTTGACAGTCGTATACAGACATATTTTGCAGACATAAAAGCGAGTGTATACCCGATTAACTGGTCGGAAAAGGAAGTGGGAAGGAATACTATCAGTAATTCCAAACACTGAAGTCCTGCGATTCATCTATAGATGTCAACGGCAGTTTGGTGGTAAGTAGCAGACACGAACACCCCTTCCAGCACTTTATCGAAAGTATAAAATCGAGAGGATTACACTTTATTTCACTCGTAAAACAGAAAATCAGTGCGTGATTGACGGGTAGATACAGCGACAATATCTCCTAGTGTTCTGCTTCGAACGCTCGACCTTGATAACAAACCAATTTATTGGTAGCAACAAGTTCCAAAGAGAGAAGTAGTAAGTCAAGTCCTTTCTTGAATTAGACTTGGAGTTTGTTGGAGTTCTCGACCAAACCAACACTTTTAAGACTTCAGTGTCCTAGTGTGATAACAGACCAAGAAGTGGTGTAACCACGAATTGAGTAGCAACACACCCTCAAGTAAATGCGAGGATAGGTCTTAACAGGGCAAGCAACTTGATGTAAAGAGAAGTTGCATCGTATCCTGCGAGGATATCCCACACAATCGTTTGAGGTTCGCGGTAAATAAATCCGAGATTGTAGTAGGGTAAGTGGGGCAGATACACTGTGGATAGGTTCAACATTCAATTCCAAGTTGACCACATTAAAAACAAACAAAACAAACAACTTACATATGGGGTTTTAGAGCAGTAAGGTTTCGACTTTACTGCTCTTTTTTTGCTTCAAATAATGTTGACATCAAAATTATCTACCTTAATTCAAAATAGTTCTTGACAATCATGTCAAAGTTTAGTATAATATACATATCAAAAGAAAAAGGAAACCACATTTTCCGACATAATGAGTGTGGGGTTCTGATACCGACAATCAGCAGTAGTGGAGGAGGTAGACACTACACTTAACTATAACAGATTAATTAAAAAGGAGGGCATCATGCCAGCAAAGTTCAAACCAAGTGAAAAAATTTATAAAAGAGGAGTGCCAGCAAGTCAGTTGCCAACACGCCACTATTACCTAAAGAACACTCCTAAAGATGAGTTGTTCGCAGAAATCAACAAGCACAATGTCAAACCAAAACAAAGACAAAAGTGCCTTAACGAACTAACAAGACGAGGAATCAAAGTCGAGTGGGTTAGTAAGGAGAGTGTGTAATGAGAGCATGGGGAAGTAATCATGTGTCGCATAAAAAGAAAACCTGTCAAGGTAATGGGCGCGGCACATTCAGTATCAATATGAACAAGAACAAAAAGCGTTCTTACAAGAAATACAGGGGGCAAGGCAAATGACAGTAGCAATTCTATCACAAAAAGACTACCAAATCTTCAAACAGAAAGTAGCAAAACTAAGTAAAGCAGGCATTAAATTAGACTTTACAGTGGCAAAACCAAACCACAAGAAAGTCAAAGTGACAATGCACACACCTATCCAAGCAGATAAGTGGGACGAGGTATGCGATGTTCAATAAGATGTTAGAGAAAATTTGGGAACCCTTTGACAACGAAGACCCAGCAGAGTGGATTCTGCTGGGTGTTTCTGTGTGCGTGGCATTTATATTCATAGTGGGGGCGATATGGACTTAACAGTATTAATTCTAGTAGCAATGTTTCTAGTATTCATATACTTCAACGACAGGGATGACAACTGGCGTGGATAATGTAATTCGGTTTCCAATAGAGAGAACTGAGAAAGCAGTATTGATTCGAAGTCTTCGACACCAAGAGGAAGAAATCCGTATGTGTCTTGATGACATCGAATCGCTAAACGAACATATAGTAGAACTAACAGCAGAATATGAAATGCTGTTAGATAGACTATGTGAATTATCAAATATACCAACAGGAGAGAATGATGTTTAAAGGTAGTATGTTATATGACCAACATGGTCGTAAGCGTAAAGTAAGAAAACTTTACACAAGTAAGAAAGCGACGCCTAATTTTAAGGCACAAGCAACAAAAAAGTTTAAACCTACTAGTGAAATACCTAGTGGTAAAATGACGGAGTATAAAACACCAAAAGATACTTCATATAAGCAAGAAATAAGTAAACAATACACAGTAAGTATTGCCTATAACAAGGGTGCTTACCAAGTAATTCCAAAAAGCGAGGTAAAAGACATTGGGAAATAAATATAATAAGCATTATGCGATTGGTATGTTCGCTAATGGTAGTAAAATAAGTAAGATATCATACCCAGAAGGAACTAAACAAGCATGGCAAGGTGATTGTCCAGCAAGAAATAGTAGACATATGTTCATCACATTAGAGAGTGGTGAAGTGGTTAGAGATGACCAATTAATTTTAAGTAAACAAAAGTGGGATGCTCTCCAAAAGGCAGAGAAGTTCATATCCGAAATAAGTGGAGGAGTGGCATAATGAGTAAAATAAACGACTACGCATTGTTTGTAGACCAGTGCACATCCGATACCAGTAAAGATACGACCAAAATGTGTGATAGATTGGACTATCTACGAGGAGATTACGCAATGATAGGCAGTAAAGTAATCGAACAGGAAGTAGATATGGCAAGACTGATGACTGCATTGATAGGAATGATGGCAGAGAGTGGAGAATTTGCAGAAGTAGTAAAGAAAAAAGTATTTCAAGCAGATAGTAAGTTCTCAAACGATGAGATTTTCCACATGAAAAGAGAACTGGGCGATGTACTTTGGTACTGGGTGCAGGGATGTATGGCATTAGGTATTACACCTGATGAAGTAATGGATGAAAACATTAGGAAACTAGAGAGTAGATATCCGAATGGTTTTGAAGTAATAAGAAGTGAAGTCAGAGAAGAGGGGGACATATAATGGCAAATCATGTATATTTTACCATCAGTATTGATGGATTAAGTGAGGAACAACACGAAACATTGTTCAAAAGTGAATTAGTAACTAGACCACATTGGAATGAGGGCGAACCACCTATAGAGTATCAAGAGTTAGTAGAAGTTCATGAGCAACCTTTCATGAGTAATGTAGAAAGAACTTATGACAAAGATGGTTGGATTGAAAACTCATACAATTGGTATTGTGATAACTGTGGGGCAAAGTGGGTAAACATTGATGACTGGGACTACGGCAACATCAGTGGTTATAGTGCTTGGTCACATCCTACTCCTATGGTAGAAAATATGTTACAGTGGGCAAGTCATAAGTTTAATGTTGAATTAAGTGCAAGTATGACTTATGAAGATGAGTTCAGAAACTACATTGGAGTTGACCATTTTGAATCCTACCACGAAGATGGAGAGTGGTATTGTAGTAGCAGTGAGAACTATATTGATGGTGGTGATTTAACTGCTATGGTAGAAGAAAAGTTCAACTGCGATGTATCTAGTGAAGACTTTGACTGGTGGGAAGAATACAAAGACACTGGTATAGTTCCACAAGAGTGGCTAGACGAAGTTGTTAATGAGTTTTGGAGCAGTGGAGAATTGAATGGGGAAGTTTAGACAGATAATTAGAAAGTGGATTGATAGAATGATAGAGAAATCTTTTCAAAGACAAGCAGATAAACTGTTCTCTAAACATAATGTAAGCTACAGA